TTCATCAGGTCGCCTCGCTTGCCGGAAGCTATGTCGTCCAGCCATGTAGCAAATTCCTCGGCTGGCCCCATCAACTCGGAAGCGATTACTGTCCCAATTTTAGACATGGACGAGCGCAGATCACTCATAGAGCGGTCAAACCGCTCGGCGCTTTCCACAGTCTTAGGGTCAAGCGGCCCCAGCTTCTCCTGCATCTTGTCGCGGAGCTTGGCGATGGAGCCGAGATGGCGGTCGCCGAGCCGGCCGAAATCGACGCTGCCGAACAGCTTCTCAGCGAACCGCCCCCGATCCACGGCGTCGGGGATCTGCTCGATGAAATCCTCAGCGAGCTTCAGCGCCTCGTCGTTGTTCTTGGTGCCCTTCAGCTTCAGCGCGAACTGGGCGACAACGGGGTTCTGCGACTGCAGAAAGCCCATGGTTTCGCCGACACCGCGACGAATGTCGCGCATGTTGTTCGCGAAAGATTTTGCGGCGGCTGCCGACTCCTCACCCGAGATCCCGAACTTTCCGGACAGGGCCTGGAAGACGCGCAGCTGCTCGGCCGCCATGCCGGTTTCACGACCGAGCTGGCCGAGCGCCGACACAGAACCACCGAACGACTTCAGCGCCGAGACGATGCCGTTGACGGCCACGACTGCGCTGAGGCTCGTCACCCCGACAGCTGCCAGCGCAGGGTTGAGAACCGTCTGGGCCGCCTGCCCGGCCGAGCGCGCGGCGCCTTCGACCTTGCCGAGCCCCTTCGCTAGGTTCTCGCCGTGGCTGGCGCCCTCGCGGGAAGCATCGAGAAGCTGCGAGCGGAGAGCCTTGAGCGGACCAGAGAACCGGTCCACGACCTCCGCCTGCATACGCAGGGTTTCATCGGCCATACAAGTTCGCCTCGATCATCTCGTCCAGCACGTCTGGCGTGTGTTCGAGGAGCTTTGCGATGTAGTCCGGCGACTTGGACAGCATGTTGGCTGGGTCGGTCCTGTAGACCATCGCCAGCTTCAGGCAGATGCGGATGAGGCTGTCGGCCGCGCCGGAAGAAAAAAACCGGAGAGCGCCCAGGCGCAGTGCGTCCAGTCCGCGGGGCTCATGCGAGCGATGGTCGACAATGGCTTACCCGAGAGGCGCGCCATCATGGTCGACATCTGCTTGCCGTCAAACCGCATCGTCGCCATGGGGTCGTCGGCATACATGTCCATGAGGACGGGGTTCCCGCCAACCTCAATGATGTCCATGGCAGAAGGCTTCCTAAACGGAAGCTCCGAGATCGTCTCGATGACGTCTCCAGTCGCCTTGGCTTTAATCTCAATCGGCTCTGACAGCGTGACTGTCAGTGCCCAGATCGCATCGTCGGCCATGGCTTAGATCTCGTCGCAGGCGACGCCTTCGAACCGAACCCGGACTTGGCCGTCCTTGGTGTTCAGTTCGTGGGCTGACTTACAGACGGCGCCGCTGAGGACGTAGACCCGACCGTTCGCCAGTTCGGCCGTCACCGTCGCGTCGGTGATCGCGTCCAGCGTCTCAATCGACACATCGGCAGTGAGCGAGACGTCGCCCTCGATGAAGGGCACGCGCGGGTTCTCGGAATACCCGTGGACGTAGTCCTGGCCCGCGAGCATCGCGCGCTCGAACCGAGAGGGGCTGACGGTGAAGCTGCCTCGAAGAGGAAGCTGCGCTCCGTCAATTTTAACATATGCTATGCCAGCTATACGGGCCATGTCATCTTCCTTGCATGACAAAGCGGCCCGCGAGAGCAGGCTGCATTCTTCGGAGTTGTTTAGAAACTAACGAGCTGTCTTTTTCAGATAGCTCTGAAACTCGTCGGCCGTCTTTCGGCCCTTGCGGCAGTTACAGGTCATGCAGGCCGCAGCAATGTTCAATCTGTCATTTGAACCGCCCCGCACCAGAGGGGTCAAATGATCTACGGTGTGCTTACCGCCGGATATATCTGCGTCGCACCAGAAGCATTTGTAGTTTTGCGCATCGAGAATTTCAGCGAGATCTGCCGCTGTATAGCTGCCCTCGGCTAACGCCACCCGCGCCCTTCGGCGGTGCCTATTGGCCCTAACGTGGTGAGGGTTTTCTTTTGCCCACTTCAAGCTCCTGAGCCGATGCGCCTTTACCGCTTGAGGGTCACTTGCCCGGCGCAAGGTATTCTGTTGGTTCTTTTTCTGCCTCACGGCAGGGTCGGCCAATCGGGCCGCTTCGGCCACTCGCATCTGCTCTCGCCTGCGGAGAACCCACTCCGCATCCTGCAATCGAGCCGCATGCTGGCGGGCCTTCGCGGCCTTGAACTTTTCCCTGCCTTCATCGCTCGATTTGATGAGCGCTTCTCGACCTACGCTCTCAGCGATCCGCCGCTCACTATGCTTCTCATAGCTTCTTGCTGAGATAGCGTTGAGCCGTTGTCTGAACTCTGGGTCAGCCTGATATCGCTCTCGCCTAAGACGGGTAATGCAGGCCTTGCATACCGTCCTAAAACCAGAAAGCATCTTGGGCTCAGGCCGCCAGAATTGCGCGGTAAGCGGCAGAGTTTTCCCGCATTCACGGCACGGCTGATTTTCCATGCCGCCATTCTAGATCTTTCGCTTACACGATCAAGGGGCCGTTAAGCTCGGATCGGGGTAGTTGAGGCGAAATTGATTGAGGATAGCGCCGAACCGGAAGCCGTTGATGATATCCGGCGGCAGCAGAACGTCGATCCGATCCGGATCCGTGCTGCTGCGAGCCACGATGAGGTTCTTCTTGAACAGGTCGGTGTTCTCCACCAATCCATCGAACTCCATCTGGCGGTACTGCGCGACGAGTTCGGCCTTGAAGGCGTTCGGCGTCACGATTGCCTGACCAGCGCCGAAGTTGGTGCCGTCATTGGCGAGCTTGCTGCGCGGGAACTTGTTGGTGATCGCAGTCTGCAGGCGGCGGTTGATCGTCGCCAGCGTCGAGAGCGTCGTCACAAGCTGGTAGCTGTTGTCGGCCTGCCCGTAGCTGTTGAACTGGTAGGTGGTCTGCTCGCGCAGGATCTGCATCTTCCCGGCGACTGTGCCCTGGATGGCGAGGCCGACGCCCGCAATGCTCTTCAGTTCGAGCTTGGCGAACAGGTCCTGCGGCAGAGCCGGGAGGATACCGTCCAGCGTCAGGGTCTGCAGCGGTCGGGCCGGATCCGCCGAGAGAGCGAGGGCCGCGCGGCCGGCATAGGCAGCGGCGACCTCCCAGCACGGGGCGGGCACCTTCTTCTCCATCGCCATGATGGTGATGGTCGGGTAGTTCTGGTTCGGCCCGAAGGCCATGTGATCCGAGTAGGTGCCGCGGATCGCGGAATAGATGCCGCCGTAGGTCTGGCGGTTGACGCCCCAGCGACCGGTCGCAGAGAACCCGTACTCCAAGCCCCAGGCCGAGAGCGAACCCGTGTCGTTGAACGGCATCGCGACGAACTCGTAGGGGTTATCGCCGAGCGCCGCGATGGCAGCCGTCCAGTCCGGGACACCGGAACCGCCGGTCATAAAGTTGTTGTTGGCGAAGGTGACAGCCAGACCGGCCGGCATGACCTCGCCACCATTCACGCCGCGGTAGTTCGCGGTCAGATAGATGTCGTTGCCGAGGACGCCCTTGAAGTCACAGGTGAGCGTCACGACCGCAGCGGCGGCGACGGCGGTGACCGGCACAAAGGCGTTGGCGTTGATCGCGTCAGCGCAAGCAGTCGCCACGTCGGTGGTGGTGTCAGACGCGCCGACAGCCACCGGCACGGCATAGCCGGCGATGTAGAGGGTCAGGGTGCCCGCCTGCGTGGGCGCCGAGGAGATCGTGATGGTGCCCGTGGCAGCTGCGCCAGCGGCCGGCTGCTCGACCGGCAGCACGGTCAGCGGCGTGTCTTGGTTCAGGGCGAACCATCGCGCACACATGCGCTCCAGCATGGAGCCAGCACCGAACAGGGTGACCGCCTGGGACTGTCGCCCAACGGTGACCTTGGTGCCCGGCGTCGCGAGGCCGGTGTTCATGTAGCCCGTGATCAGGCCGGTCAGCACCTGCGTGTCGGTGCCGGCCTGCGACGGGTCCATCTCAATGGAGAGAAGGGGGACATAATTGCCGGTCGAGGCAATCTGCGAGAAGCTGACGGCGCCCATGGTCTATCCTTAGCGGCTGGCGGGGTCGGCAGCCTGCGCGGCAGCCTTGGTCGTGGCGGTAGAGGGGCCGAGGTCGCCAGCCGGCGCATCGGTCGTGGTCTCGCTCTTGGCGTCGACCTTCTTGGCTTTGGAAGCCGTCTTGGCGTCGCCATCGGCATCGTCCGGCTCGACGCGCTTGATGTCCTTGTCCAGCAAGCGGCGGAACGTGAACCCATCAGCGGGCCACTCGCCGCCCTCGTCGCGGAGAGGTCCGGCAACGGGGTGGACAAGGCCCATGCCTTTGCGCGCCGGCTTCACGGCGATCATATCGTCAGCCATGGCGGCCTCCGGTTAGGGGGTGACGTTGGTTTGGAAGGTGATCGGCGGCGTCGGCTCGCCCGCGCGAGCGGGCCGCTCTCTGAAGTCGGCGCCGCGGAAATCGTCCGGCACGTAAGGCGGCCAGATGCTCGACATCTGGACGGTCAGTTCCAGCCGGGTCTCGGCGATGTAGGCCGAGGCGTTGGTCGGGTAATTCGTCGTCCAGTCCAAGGACTCGACGCCTTCGAACAGGCTCAGCAGCGCGGGCGTGCTCAGAAGGGCTTTCTCGATCTGCGCGACGAAGTCGTCCGTCACCGTGTCGAGTTCCATCTCGTCCGTGGCTCGGGTCCAGAGCGAGACGCCGATGACGATGTGATCCTCGAACGAAGGCTCGCCGGCTCCCGTGTCACCGAGCGCGCGGCGAGAGCAGCGCATCCGGTAGACGCTGCAAGCCGGCATATCCTCCGGCTGCCACTGAAAGGTCGGGACGACACGAGCCGTCCTCAGCGTGCCGAGGTTGGCAATTGTCGTGAGAACCGCGTCGCGGATCTCGTTGGCGAGGGTGGCCACGTCAGGTCTGCGGCGGCACGTTCTGAGGCGTCACGGGCGCCTCCTTCAGCGACCAGACCGAGTGTCCCTGCGCGTCATCGTCCGTGTCGTCGATCCAGAAGGGGCCGGCGGCCGGCATGCTCTTGTGCGCGGGGATGTAGACTTGATCGCGCGGCCCGGCCTCGCCCCCGATCACGGGCACACGGAAATCGGCTCGACGCACACCCATCGTGAGCGTCTGCTCAGACAGGATGTTGCCCGCCATGTCCGCGACGTCGATGTTCTGTACTCGGTAGTCACCCCGCGCCCAGTAGCTCGGCTTGCCGGGCTGCGAGGCGAGCGGGGTGACGTAGATCGGACGGCCGTAGATGGCGGCCAGAGGCGCCAATACGAGCGCGTCGAAGTCGATCACGACGTTAGACGCCGCGCGGGATCAGGCGGACGCGACCCACAGCAGACGGGTTCGCCGCAGCCTCAGACGCATAGCCAAGCAGCGTCGTGCTGGTGTTCACCGTCGTGGCATTGCCCGCGGCGCTATCCCAGTAGATGGGCTGTCCGACCGTCCAAGCCTGAGCGCTGACCTTCGGCAGTTCGAACACACCGCAGGTCTTGACCGCGACCGGGACGCCGACAGCGGCGGTCGTGGTGGCGATGCCGATCAGCGAGCCGCTGATGAACACGCCGCCGCTCAGGATGCCGCCAGTGGGGGCCGGGACCGTCAAGGTATCACCCGGCTCAATGTAGTTTTTCATGATGCTGTCTCCGGAAAGGATGGAGACGGCGCCGGGTAGACGCCGCTCGGGTCAGAGGGCGACGCTTACGCGCCGACGTTCTTGTAGAGGCCGCGCCAATGCAGGGCCTTCACGCCCGCATCGAGCCGGACCTTCATCTCGGTCCCGTCGACGGTCCAACCGTCCTTCTGGTCGAGGAAGGGCTCCTCGACGCCGTCGAGGTAGGTGACCTCGATGGTGTCGGTGGTGGCCGGGTCGCCCGCGAGATACCACGCGGTGCCGGTGAGGCGGCTGTCCGAGATCGGGGTGAACATATCCCGGATCGGGTTGGCCACCTGGCCCGCGTCACCCGGATAGTTCGCGGAGGTCACGGCGACCTTGGTCGGCATCCACAGAGCCGGCGGGGTCAGCACGTACTTCGGCATGACGCCGCCGCCCGTACCGACACCACTGTCGTCCTTCTGGATCTGCATCGCGGCCATGCCGGCGGCGAGCGTGGCGACGGCCGGCGCACCTGCGGTCGTGGCGAGGTTGCCGTGCGCCGTGGCGAACAGAGCCGTGCCGTCCTGCATCACGGGGTTGCCGTTGAGGATGCCGTAGACGAGATTGCCGATGGTGCGCTTCGCCGCGCGGCCCATGCGCTGAGGCACGCGCTGGAAGAACTGCAGGTCGTCGTTGATGATGGCCTGACGGGTGATGGCGAAGAGCTTGCCGTAGGTGGCGACCTGCACGACCGTGCCGGTGTCGCCGATAGTCGCGTAGGTGTACTCGGCGCCTTCCTCGACCTTGGTGAGCGAGGGGAACAGGCTCATGTCGACGCGGCTGATCGGCCGGAAGTCGGAAGCCGTGCCCTTGCCGGTCCACAGCGGGAAGGTCTCTTCCACCTCGTTGTAGCCCTGCAGCACGGCGCGATAGGCGACGTTCTGGAGGATCTGCGGGAAGTCCGAGGTCGAGTGCAGGCCAGCGCTGTTGCGGATGGTGAAGGCTTTGCCGACCATCGCCATGCGGTTCTCGCCGCCGGTCTTGACGTTGCGCACCGTGAGCGAGGAGCGGGCAAGCTCGGCCAGCGTCAGGCCGACGAACTCGTTGCCGCGGTCCTTGTCGTCCGGCTTGGCGAGGCCAGCGCGGATCATCAGGCCACGCTCTGCGCCCTGAGCCCACTTGTCGACGGCATCAGCCTGGACCTCGATGCCGGACGGCATCTGCGAACCGGCCGGGTTGTCCTGGCGGCTGTTCTGCATCTCTGACCAGCGGTCGACGATGGCGACGCGCGCGTCGTTCAGCGCAGTGCCGTTCTGGATGAGGTTGGCGACGAAGTCGTCAGCGACATCGATCTTGGCGCTACGCGCGGCAGCATGGATGCCGTTGATGCGGGCGCGCTCGCTCTCGGCGGCCTCGCGGCGCACGGCTGCGGCGTCGACCGGGGCAGCATTCTGGACGGGAGGAGCCGATGCCGCGGACCCGCCGGCACCGGAAGTGGTCTGAACAGTCATGTCAGAGGCTTCCTTGGGATGAGCGGCGGGGGCCGCGGTATTCGGGCGCTTCGCGTCCCGAGCGGTGACTGGCGCGATGAGGCGCGCCAGAGCTTGCTTATCGAGAGGATCGCAAGCGGCGATGGCCATGGGCTGCGCGACCTGATCGGCAAAGCCGCGCTCAACCGCCTCCGCGGCACCCATGTACGTCTCAGCCGACATCATGGCTTCGATCTCAGAAGCCTCGATGCCTGTGCGCTGGACATAGATGTTGACGAGGATGGCTTTGAGCCGATCAATCTCATCAGCATTCTTGCGCATGTCCTCGGAGCCGCCGATGGCGACGCCCCAAGGATCATGGATCATCAGGCTGGCGCTTTCTGCCATCCACACGACATCGCCGGCCATGGCGATGATGGAGGCAATCGATGCGGCCATGCCGTCGATGTGGACTTCAATCGACTTCCCGCTGGCGCGCAGGATGTTGTAGATCGCGAGCCCTTCGACGACCGAGCCGCCCGGCGAGTTGATCCGGACGGTGATCGTGTCCAGCGCCGTCATCTCGGTCAGCGACGCCATGACGTCTATGGCGCGAACACTGCCGCTCCAGTCGTCGAACGGGTCGATGACGCCGTAGAGCACCAACTCGTTGTTGATGACGAGCGAGCGCGTGCCGGACATCTCCGCGCGCGGGCTCGCGCCGCCAGAAGCGGGGTTGGTGTTCTTCGACATGGAGGCTTCCAGTTACTGACCCGAGCCGGACGACGGCTTCGAGGTGTCCTTCTGCTGGGCGCCGCGCAGGGTGGTGGTGCGCGGGTCGGAGTCGAGCACGATGCCGTTGTCGTCGAGGGCCTTGTTGTCCTCGATCATGCCGGCCAGCCACTCGTCGGGATCAACGCCATTCTTGCGCAACTCTTCGCTGCGCCAACTGAGACCGGCACGGATGGCGGTCATCGAGGCATCCACCTCGGTGGCCGGGTCCAGCATCTCCCACCGCGGCGGAGTCCAGTTGAGCGAGAAGGGTTCGGTGGAACCCGTGACAACGGCAACGGCCTCCTGGGTCCACTTCGTCAGCGGCCCCATCATCTGGGGCATCAGCATGTTCCAGCGCCAGTCATCGACCGAGCAACGGAACTCGATGCGGCCGAGGCGCCCCGAGATAAAGCTGACTTGGCTGAGGTCGCCGGTCAGAGCTTCGTGCGGGACATTCAGGCCCGCTGCGATCTCGTGAAGCGTCACGTTGGCGTAGGGACCGAAATCCTGCGTGGTGGGCGGGGTCGCGAAGGAAACCGACTCGCCCTCCCCCAGCCGCTCGATCATGCCCGGCTCAAAGCTCTCAATCGGGTACGGGCTCGTCCCATCGTTAGCGGAGATGGTCCCATCCGGGGACGGGACTTCACCGTAGCCGTCGTCGTTCGAGGTGATGAAAGCCGCGAAGCACGAGGCGATCTTCTGCCTCATCAACTGCGCGTCGGTGTAATCGGCGAAGTCCCGCATCCGCATCATCACGGGCGCGAACCATGTGACGCCGCGAACCTGTCCTGGCCGGTCGATCCGGTAGACGTGAGTCACGAAGTCGGCCGAGACGCGACGACCCTGCGGGATGAAGGTGCTGCCGCCCCAGATCGAACCGGGGTGCTGGTCGTAGAGGTAATAGGCGACCCGCTTGCCGATGCCGTTGAACTCGATGCCTTGGATGCAGACGTTGCCGTTCGGCAGCGGGCCATCGAAGGACGTGTCGAGGTAATCGGGCTCCAGCACCTGGATCTGGAATGGCAGCGCGAAGCCGTCGCTCGGTCGCCGCACACGGCGCCGGATCAGAACCTCACCGGCCTCGACGACCGTGGCGACCGCCAGAGCCTGAAGGCCGTAGAGGTTGGTCCGCCCATCGGCGTCGATATCGGTCGAGTCGAAGTGCTGTCGCAGCAGGTCAGTGATCTGCTGCTTCCGCTCCGGCCGCGCCGTCCGAACCTGCGGGAGGATGCCGGCTCCGACGACGTTGTGCTTGATCGTGGACTTGGCTCGGGTCGCGTAGGCGTTGTTCCGGACCATGTCCCGCGCCGCGTCGCGGAGCAGGCGCAGCGCGTAGCGGTTCTCGGAGTTGGCGTCGCTTGAGACCCGACGCCAACCCTGCGCGCGTCGGCCGAGCGTGGCCGCTTCGTAGATGTTGCGCACCGTCGACATGCGGTCGATGCGCTGCCGGGCCGCGATGCGCTGCTCGGCCCGCTGCGGAGCGACGACGCCAATCGCCCGGTCGAGCCAGTTGCCTGCAGCCATGTCAGAACCCGCTGCGGAAACCCGCCACCGTGCGCCGGGACCGCGTCGGAAGACCGAGCTGCCGCCGAAGTTCGTCGCGGATCGACCGCATCTCGCTCAGCGAGCGGAACGACATCGACTTGCCGTCGTAAGACGCGCTGGTTGCGCCCGACGCGATGGCGCCCTCGATGGAAGCGAGGTTCGCCACCAGCATGGCCTGCTGTTGAGCGTCGAGCGCCATGATCTGGCTCAGCGACCCTTACGGGCGCCAGCGCGATCCTGCTCGACTTCCTTGCCGAACGGCCCCTTGTCGCCATCGCGACGACGCGGGTCCTCAGCCGGATCACGGCCGGGGATCTCGCTGCCTTCACCGGGAAGGCCGGCGACGGTCTGCGCCTCGATCTGAGCCTGCGTGACAGTGCCGGCTCCAGCATCGCTCTCGACGCGCGAGTTGGCCGGAAGCTCGGTGCCCATCTCGGCGGTGCCGGCGAGGCCGGCAGTCACAGCCACGACGCCCTCGGCCGCGACGCGGACGGAGGTGACAGAGCCATACGGGTCGGTCACGGCGGCCATGAAGGAGCCGTCCTGAAGCGCGGCCTGCACGTCCGCATCCGAGACGTACTCGGTGGGCAGGCGAAGATTGGTGCCCGACGTGTCGATCTCGGCGCCCGGATAGGTCCAGACGGTGCCGCGCTTCACGAGGATGCCGTTACCCTTCTCGGCGAATGCTTTCAGATCGGCCATGCTCATCTCCTGGATGAAAGCCACCCGGATCGCCGGGGGATGTGGACGGGACGCCGCACTGGCTGCGACTGCTCGGGGCGGCGCTGCTCGGCCGCGATGACGTGAGGTGGCGGAGCGGGTGTCGGGCTAGGCTGCGCCGGCTGTTCGATGGCCTCGACCGCCTCGACCCGATCCAGCCGGAACGGGAGGGCCTTCAGCGCGGCGAGCGCGAGCACGAAGGTGTCCAGCGCCTCGTTCCGTTTGCCCTTCGGCAGCACCCAGACCCGGTAGGGTCGCCCCTCGCGGTAGCGGGTGACGACGGACTCCGACGTCAGCTGGTCGAAATAGGCTTGGTCGAAGGCGTCATCGGCCGGAAAGTGAATGTAGCCCGGTCCAGGCTGCTTGATCCTCAGCCGCCCGTAGACGGCATCCTTGGCGGTATCGACGCCGACGATGAACACCGTCTCGGCACCCTTGACGCCGCCCTTGCTGGCGCGCTTCGGCCAGATCGGGCGGGCGCCGCCGGCCCCCTTGGTGGCGAATACCCGCCGGTTGCGGCGAGCCCTGGCGAAGGCATAGACGCGCTCGGCATGGTGACCGCCGCTGTCGATGCAGGTCGCTCGAACCCGAAGCTGTCGCCCGTTGTCCGTGCTGTAGGTTCGTAGCAGCAGCTCGTCCAAGTCCTTCCAGACTTGCGGCTGAGCCGGGTCGCCGTGCAGAACCTCGTAAAGACAGGGCCAGGCTTCTTCCTTGGCCCCGTAGCCGACAATCTGAACCTCAAGGCGGTCGTCCTGCGTATCGACGCCAGCCACGAGGGCCAGCACGGCATCCGGCAGGGCATCCGGCCCGTAGACCTCAGCACGTCCAACAAGGGCGTTCGCCGCGACCGTCTCGCCCTGCTCCTCCCAGGTCTCGCCGAGGACGAGGTTGACGAAGGTTTGCAGCAGGCTCGGATCGTGCCGGACCCGAAGAAACTCCTCGACGAGGTAGCGCCACGCGGCGTTCTCAAACAGGCTATAGCCGGCCCAGATGTGGAAGCCCGCATGCCCGTTGCTGGGGCGCTCGGCGATCCACTGGCCGGCATCGACCATCGCGGGCTTGTGGTGCTCCTCGATGATGCAGCCGTTGGCCTCGCAGACGAAGTGCGCGGTCTCCGGATGGTGGGCGACCGTGTCACCCTTGTCGTTCTTGTCCTTGTTCCACGTCAGGTTCGCCCAGCGCAGAACCTGCATATGCCCGCAGCCGGGGCACGGCACGTAATAGCGCCGCTGGTCGCTCTCGTTCCAAGCCTTCTCGATCCGGCTGATGCCCTTGATGGTCGGCGTAGACCCCAAGATGATCTTCCGGTTCCAGAACGACTCCGTGCGCTTGATGCCGAGCGCGATCTGATCGCCCTCATCGCCTGCGCCACCGGTCGGGTAGCCGTCGATCTCATCGAAGGCCGCCACACGCGCCGTGATGCGCCGAAAGCCGCCGGGGCTGTTGGCCCCGATGAACGCGACCGAGGCACCGTTGCGAAACACGCGCTTGAGGATGCGCTGGTTGGAGTCCTTCGCCTTCAGGTCGCCCGCGATCTCCGCCAGCACGGGCGTGTCCCGCAGCATTGGAGCGATCTCGGTGCGGCTGTAATCCTCGGCATCCTCGACGCGCGGCTGAACGAGCAGCAGCGGGCTCGGATCCTGATGGATGAAATACCCAACCACATGGTCGAGGATCTTCGTGTAGCCGACCCGCGCCGACTTGATCACCGTGACCTGCTTGACGGACGGGTCCGTGACCGCGTCCATAATTCCGTTTTGATACCCGAACGCCCGGAATTTGCCCGCATCGGCACTCGTCTCAGGCGAGAGGTGCGCGTAGCGGTTGGCCCACTGGCTCAGGGTTAACTTCGGCGGCGGCTTCAGCGCTTCTGCGATGGCCTGCCGGGCTCGCTCAATGAACCGGGCCGAACCTCTCTCGTAGGACGTCGCGCAGATCGTCGAGCCCGAGGGCTCCGTCATCAAGGGTCAACTCCTCAAGCGCCTGTCCGATTTCCGTATCGAGCAGCGCTTTGACCTCTTCGGCGGATCGCAGCACAGCCGCCCGTGGGGCGGCTCGGACGCCGATGCTCAGAACCTTGTTTCTGACGCGGGCCAGCTGATCCACGAGGACCGCGATCACGACGTCGATTGGCACAACCGCGCCGCTCTTCAGGTCGAACTCCAACTGCCGCAGCAGCGCGAGGTAATTCTCTTTGATCCGAACTGCTTCGGCGTGCTCGTAGGGCGCCCCGCCCTCTCGAACCACGATCCGCTCAGCGGCCTCGGCTGGACTTTCATCAGGACGCGGGTCGGGACGCGAAATCGTCGGCGCAGTCACAGCCGGAACCGCTTTCGTGACGCCGCCTCGGTAATTCTTCGGCCGATCCGCAAGCCGCCATTCGGTTTCCTCGACGAGCACGCGCCCGTCATCGGACATCGCGATGAGCCCCTGCTTCTTCAGCTGGGAAATTCGCCCGGTCGTGAGGCCGACGCGCCGAGCAAAATCGGCTTGGCTCAACGTTTCGGCCATCGCTAAACGCTTACTCGCTTATCCGCTTAGTGGTTTTGGGAGGTTGCACCTAGAAACAAGCTTTGCTCGGGCGGACC